GTTGGAATTACGAGTGACTTTGTTGGCTTGTTGAGCAATCTTGTCGTATTGTTTGACTTGGGTATTTAGTCGCTTTTGCTCTGCTGTACTGTCTGCAAGCTCTTTTTGGACGGCCTGGAATAAAGCTATAGCGCCTTGGTCTTGGCCTTTAATTCCTAGGATTATGTTTTGGTCTGCCGCCATTTTTAATTCTCTCGTGTCTTATCTTAAGGAAGGTAAACCAATGAGTGAACTCCTCAGTGGTCATCTCAAAAATGGCTGACAGCGGCTGGCGCAGTTCATACGCCAACTCATACATAAGGTAAAGCTCCGTTGGCTTTCCCTGATTATCTACTAGCTTTTTTTTCGATCATCCTCTGACTCTGGGTCAGGTATTAGAACGAAGTTTGCTAGACGCTGAATAATCTCAGGATCAACTGACTTCCTGATTTTAATCTTGTCATCAATCGTAAATACAGGGTCACCCTTTTCATCGGTGAGTCCAAAGATTACGGCATAAACCATGTAATCAGTAGTATCGCTGTTCGCTCTAGAAAGCCACTTGGCTTTGTCATCCAAAGTGAGATTCTTGCTATAAAGCGTAGTCTCCCACTCTGGTACTTCTACTGTGCGAATCGCGCGAGAACTGAAATGAGTGACCGCTGCATCGATTAATTTCATATTAGGCTACTGTACCCTCTGTTAATGCTCCAGTGCCTTGGAATGATAAACTAGCTTCAACTAGTCCGTCAAATGATGAATTAATGGTACGACCAGTTACTAACACAGTTCCTGACAAACGATGGTCGCCTGTAGTGTTGCCTTCCATTTGGAATGACATAGTCACTTCAGAGCCAACCGTCAGCGCGCCTTGACCCGCCGTATCTGTGTCATCGAACATGACATCACATGAACCAGAGAAAGTCTTAAGGCTTGCCTTGTATGTACGACTAGTGTCGCCCATAGAAGTATCCTCAAGTGTGTCCATGCTTTCTTCAACGGAATAGCTCTTGATCTCAGCGATAGGATCGCTTCCAACCAATACTGTCCCGCCACTTCCGCTAAATGTCGCCATCTTCTATTTCCTCAATAATATCAATTACTTTAACAGCTTTAGGTTTCTTATGAGCGGTAGCAGGTTCATCAGACCAACCCTTTCGCTCCATGTTAGGCAGATCTTCTTCCCATATTATCTGAGTGTTGCTGCCTTTGTAGATCGTAATGCGTTTAGCCATTATACCTCCTAAACACTCGTTTCTGGGTCATTCTCAGCCACGCAGTAGGTGACTTGGACTTGCATGATGCCTACACACGCAGGTTGTTCGCCATCACCTGAAACTTCGCTGGTGAATCCGAGAATCTTAGTATCTTTAGCTAGACCGCCTAATGTAACGTCTGCGGTTATAGCCTCTTCGACCTCAAGCGCAATTTGGTCTATTGTATCATCATAGCCTGTCGTCGCCTTAACATAAGACTCAACCACTACGTTCAATGTTCGCATAACAGAGCGAGGAGGACTGATCGATTGATAGATCGTACTCTCGTCCTGAGTATATACGCAAAGGCCAGGTAATTTGTTAGAACCTAGCGGATAGACTCGGTGATTAAATATCTTAGTGCCTGTCGTAGTAAGACCAGTACACAATGTAATCACAGCATCTCGTATTTGCTTTCGCATATGAGCCATTAATCAAGCTCCAATACTAATTCGCTCATTCCGTTACCATCAGACATGATAACCTTAATTGTATATGGAACTGAGCCAATTTCTAAAGCGTCACCTTCAACAGCGCCAGAAATATCGGCTGTCTTACAAAAGAACCTGGGCTGCTGCATCGCAATACCAACGCGACCACCCGCCTCAACCTCCTCGTAGATATTATCGAAGATGCCTTTTACCGTCCGGTGAGAACTCGTAGCAGGATCAAAGATAGCATCAACACCAAAGTCGGCTAACATTGCATTTCTCTCTGCTGCGGTTTCTACTGTCACTTGGCGATTCTTCCTCGACGCTTAGGCTGCTCAATAGAGGTCTCAAGACCTACTGATCGGTCAACCTTAATCTCTGGCTCTGTAGCAGGGATAATACGTCCCATACCCAGTAGTCCATTTATATCTTCTACTACTTCTACTACATCACCTTTTTTCCGAGCTACTCGGTCGATGACGCAATTCTTTAAGACTTCGTATTTCATAAATACCTCGTAAGAAAAGGGGCGAGCCTAAACCCGCCCCTATTCAAGTCTTACTAGCCGTCGTTACCGAAGGCGAAGCTCACAGCGTGACGTACTGCTACGTCTACTGATTGCAGAGCAACTACTCGGATAGTACCAGTTGTAGACGCTGTATATGGGTCTACTACTATATCTAGTCCACCGAACATTCCAATAAGGAGGTCAGAGAAGTTGCCGAAGTAAAGGTTACCAGCAGTCGCTTGGTTAGAAACGATTGCGCGGTAGCCGTTCATAGTGCCACCTGGCTCGATGACGAACTGAGCAGTACCAGAAGCCTTCTCAGTAGTCTTCAGAGCGCCGTACATACCCGCAGGGAGGATGTAAGCAAGGTTACCCATGAGAGCGTTGTCTTCTGCAATTGCTGTCTCAAGGCCAACAACTTCCGCAAAAGTTGGGTTAGCAGCAGCGAATGCAGAGACAGTGTTCACACCAGAAGTACTCAGGATACCAGTAGGCGCTCCGCTTGTACCTGCGCCCTCCAAGCCAGCCTTATCAATAGTAAGAGCCATAGCAGAAGTGAGGTCGTTACGGATAAGAGCCTCAACGTCCAAAGAGCTTTGGATGAGTAGCTGACGAGTAACGTCAGTGAACGCACCAAGAGTCTTAGGAGTCATTGAGACCTGACCAACTGTCATTTCGCTCTCAGCAGCCGCGCCACCTTCAGTAGCAATCCAAGCAGCAGTTGCAGCAGCAGTCTTCTTAGGGATTTTGACATCGCCAGAGAGCCCAGACAGCATTGTTGCGCCAGCTTGCATTACGCTTGAAGCGTTACGCAGTACGTCGATGAAGTCACCGCCACGGAAATCATCACCGAAGATCGCTGAATCATCAGCAGAGTTCAGGTCACGCTTCCAGTTCTTCATTACTTCCGCAGGGAGCATGATGCCTTGAGCTGAGCGACCGTACTGCTC